TCAAGCAGTCCAAACGGCCCCCGGGCGGCGGCAGCCGCGACGCGGCGGCGGATACGCTGGAAATCCTGAAAGAAAATAAACCGCTCCTGAAAAGGGGCGGACTCATGCACTGCTATTCCTATTCTTCGGAAATGGTACGGGAGTTTTCCGCTCTGGGAATGTATTTTTCCTTCGGCGGCACGTCGACGTTCAAGAACGCGAAAAAAGTACACGAAAGCGTGAAAGCCGTCGCCTCGGACCGTATTCTGACGGAGACCGACTGTCCGTATCTGACGCCCGAACCCTTTCGGGGCGTTTTTCCGAACGAACCGAAGAACGTGAATCATACGCTTGCAAATCTGGCGCTTTTGCGCGAAGAAAAAGAGGAGGAGCTCGAAAGACAGATCCTTGAAAATGCAGAGAGGCTGTTTTTCAGACTGAAAACGAAAAAATGAGCAACGAAAAAAACAAGGGCGGCCGCCCTCAGAACGGCGGTCGCGGCGGAAAAAATCCCGCGCCGAAAGGCAACGGCGACAGCGGAAAGAAAAATCCGCAAAACAATAGAGATAAAAATATGGAACTTAACAAAGAAAATTTACCTATACATATAGCTATAATAATGGATGGCAATAGAAGATGGGCAAAAGAAAAAGGCCAGGGCAGGCGGCGCGGTGTGCGCTGCTGCTCTGGCCTTTGGTCTGCACTGGCGGCAATGGTTTCGGCGGGGTGCGTCCCGGTGCCGGTGGTGGGGTTGATCTGCCGGCGGTGCTCCATCCGGGCCGGTTTTTGCCGTTTGCCGGAGGGGTCAGATTCTCCACCTAACGGGATTGAGAGGCAGGTGTAGGGCTTTAACCTAGTAGGCTAGAACTCTCCCCAGTAACCCCCTATAGTCCCCCTTCTTCCCCGGATTCCGCCGGGTCGATCTCTAACGGCTGGCCCTCTTGCTCCATCCGGGCACGGACTGCCTGCAAGATATACCCCTGCAGGCTCTGCCCGGCAGCCGCGGCGGCAGCACGAATCGCTGGCGTGATTTTGAATTTCACTAAATCCGCATCGTTGCCGTTTCTCCTTGGGACAATCTCGCTATCCCGGCCATTATCCCATGCCCCGCCCAAATATTGCCGGGGTAAATAATACGAGCCTGTATACTCGATTTTTTCCAGTTTTCCCGTCTGTGGGTTTCTATGTATCGCCCAATTTGGGGCATTGTATAGGCGCGTTTTCGCTCCGCGCTTTTTAATTTCTTCGATTTCACGGCTTAACAGCTGCTTTCGTGTTCCCCCAATCGGCAAAATAAAAATTATTTCAGCCTCAAATACATCGCCGTTGTTGTAGTCCTCCTGCATTTCCTTCCTGTTATGCTTTCCAGTTTTTAACAAGCGTTCATGCTGATTTATCCGGCTCAAAATGCCCTTTTCTGAACTTCCAACATATTCCCGGCCGTTTGTTTTATTTATAATCGCATATACTCCCGGCCAGTCCTCAATTTCTTCTGCGCTGTTAATTTTCATTTTCCGCCCCTTCTTCCAGTGTTAGCGGCCGCCCTTCCTGCTCCATTCTGGCATCAAGGGCATCAAGTATATAATTTTGCAAACTCTTTCCGCTTGCGACGGCAGCAGCGCGGATTGCTGCGCCTTTGCTCCGTTCCGGGCGAATCGTGATACTATCCCGACTTGCGTTATATTTATAGCTTGCTTTTTTGTGCGCTTCTGAAACAGCCACGTTATTCTCCACTTTCTGCCGAGTCGATTTCTAGCGGCTGCCCTTCACGGGTCATTCTTTCCTGCACGGCGTGCAAGATATATTTTTGCAAACTTTCCCCGCTGGCAGCTGCTGCGGCGCGGATTGCTGCGCCCTGTTGCTTTTTGGGGCGCATGGTTATGCTGTCCTGTCTGCGGTTATACTCTACGTTTGCGCGTTTTCTGGCTTCTGATACTGGCATTATATCGCTCCTTCCGCCCACTTGGAATAAATATATTATACAAATTGGCCGCCGGAATGTCAACGTACAATTTTGCCAGTACGTCGACGTAATTTTTGTGCAAAACAGAGAATGAACGTAGACGTACTTGACCGATGAACGTCGACGTGCTAAAATGCAGTCACAGCAAGCGAGCCGGACAACAGCCGGACGGTTGCGAGTAAGCCGAAAGGAGAAAAGCACACATGAGCATTGAATTTTTCAAGCTCCCCGCCGCTTTGAAAAAAGCGATCTGGGCCGCCTACCTGGCAGAGTGGGAAAAGAAAAAGGCAGCAAAAAAGCCCGCCACCCACTAAAGCAGGTGACAGGCTTGCAAGATGAATTTTCCACAACGCATCTTGTAAGCCAGTTTACCACCGGCAGGCGGTAAAGTCAAGCGGATGCCCTGGCAGGGTCGCACCGCTCCACCAAAGCGGCCCCGCCCCACTACCCCGGCAGCCCGCCGGGAGCAACTGAAAAAGCAAAGGAGCAAAGATCATGAAACTTTTGAACACTGCAAAGAAGATCACCACCGCCGCCGCACTGGTGGCCGCACTGCTGGCAGGCACCGCACCAAAGGCCGCGGCGCAATGCCCCTACACCGTCGGCCCCCTGGGCCGCTACATCGCCCCGGCCATTGTGCAGGGCATGACCGCCACCGATGACGGCGCGGTTGAAGTCTGGTGCACCGACGCGCTGGACGGTGACGACTGGTTTTTTACCGTCGATGCAAAAACCGATCTGCGGATTTATGACCGGGTGCAGCTGGTAGTTGATGCCAACGACACCCCGGACAATTTCGCAGATGACAGAGTGGTTGACGCTCTGTTTTGCCATGACTGCACCGAAGATTGAAAGGAGCCCGCGCCATGATGACACTTGAACAGATCCGCCAGCGCAACAAGGCAGAGAACGCCGCAGCCCAGCGCCTGCAGGCCGCCGGGTATCGGCTGGAAGGGTGGGACCCCCGCACCGGGCAGCGGATCGCCGCACGAATCACCGGCGAGAACACCAACGCAGAGCGCCGCACGTTCTACAGCTTTCCCACCTGGCAGGATGCCGCCGCCGCTCTTTTGGGCTGAACGCCCCGGACACCTTAGCAGGGCCGCACCGCAAAGCGACCCCGCCCCACTACCCCGGCAGCCGCCGGGAGATCATCCCGAACATCAACCCACGAACAAAGGAGCACACCCCATGACAGCACTTGACAAGAAAATAAACCAGCTGGCAGCCCGCCACCGCTGGAACGTCACCCCCGTGCATGATCGTTTCATTCCCTGCTATTCCATCGTTCCCATGGATCGGCAGGAGCGTGACCGGATCAAAGCCACGCTTGACCGCTGCAAGGGTCTAAAGGTCAAGGTTGAGCAGGTGTTCAGCCCGTATGCCTGGACCTGCTCCATCTACGTTTTCGATCTGGCAGAGTGGGAAGCGCAGCAGGAGCGCAGCCGCCTGGAATGGTCCATTGTCAACGCCTACTCCGAAGCGTACCACTTCAACGGCCACGACAGCGCCGGCGCAAAGCTGGCAGCACAGCACAAGGCCGCAGAGATCGGAGCGCTGGACCTGTTCCGCCAGATGTACCGCACCGCATGAGCCACCGCCGGACACTCTAGCAGGGTTGCACCGCAAAGCAGCCCCGCCCCACTACCCCGGCAGCCGCCGGGAGATCACCACGAACACCAACACAACAAGTAAAGGAGCGTTACACATGACTAACAACGAGATCATTTACAGTGAAGTCAACGCGAAGTATCACACCCCGGAACAGCGCCGCGCTATCCTGGCGCTGGCCTACACCCCGGAGCAGATCGCCGCCAAGGGCAAAGAAATCCACTTCAAGGACGTGCCCGAAGAGCAGCAGGGCGAAGAGCTGGAAAAGCTGCTGCTTGCTGGCCTGTTCCACACGTTCCACGAATGGAAGGAGCGCGGCAAGAGCGTCAAGACCGGCGAGAAGGCCGCGATTGACACCCGGCTTTGGAAGCTGGACACCCGCCCCCGCAAGACCCGCAGCAGCGGCAAGGAGCCGGACGCGCTGACCAAGGCAGCCGAAGAGCAGGACGACAACGGGAACTATTACAAGGCACCTGCGCACCTGTTCCACATCGGCCAGGTGGAAGCAAGCCGCCCCGCACCTGCCGGACGCTTTAAGAGTCTGGACGAGATCCGCGCCTATAACAAGATGCTGGCGGATCAGCGCAAAGCCGCCAAGGCCGCCGCAGAGCAGGCCGCCAGCGCCCCGGCCCCGGTCATCGCCGAAGAGCGCCACGAATTGCCGGAGCTGGTCCACGTTGACCCGCTGCCCATCAAGAAGGCCGCAAAGAAGGCCAGCAAGCCCACCGCGCCGAAGAGCGCAAAGAAGAAACCCGCCGCCACGAAGAGCGCCCCGCAGAAGAGCGCGCAGCCCGCCCCGGATGCACTCCGCACCGCACAGCAGGCAGAGCGCAAGGCAAAGGCCGCTTTCCTGGCTGTCCCCGACACCGACCGCAAGGGTCAGGCCGCCGCGCTGGACGCCTGGCGCAAGACCCGGAAGGCCGTAGAGGACGCCAAGATCGCCCCCGCCGCCGTGGCTGTGCTGGATGAAGCGCCGGTGAAACAGCTGGACTTTGAGAGCATCGCCGCCGGGCTGCTGGCATGATCCACCACCACGAAACCGGAAACTTTAGCAGGGCTGCACCGGGCAAAGCAACCCCGCCCCACTTCCCACCGGCACCCCGCCGGGAGGATCACCACAAAACGAAACACGAAAGGAAGTTTGAACCATGAAAAAGTTTAGCAACGTCATCGACCAGATCAACGAGGTTTTGCGCCAGCAGTGGACGCTGCAGGACCTGCGCCGCAAGGCAGAGTGCACCGGCCACCCCGCAGAGGTGCAGCAGCAGATCACCGCCGCCCGCCTCCGCCTCATCTGCGCCCGCCGCGGCTACCTGCTCACCGCCTGACCCGTCCCGGATGCTCTGGCAGGGCTGCACCGGTACAAAGCAGCCCAGCCCCACCACCCCGGCAGAGCGCCGGGCACGAAAACCAGAACGAAACACGAAAAGGAGTTTTTGCAATATGAAAAGAGCATCCAGCAACGCCCCCGCCGGCCTGAACGTGAAGAAGATCACCGCCTATCTGAAAGGCCAGGCCAAGAACCGCAACGCCGTGCGGATCACCTGCCAGGGCGGCAGCGTGTACATCTTCACCGGCTATGCAGCGTTCAAGCTGCCTGCCGTCCTTTACCCGGAAGTGATCCAGCCCGTGACCATGCAGGCGGCCCCCGCCGATGGGGTGACCCTCGTTTCCCGCGCAGACGGGGTTGG